CGTAGTAACTACTTCAGAAGATATTGAAGAACGGTTACCTTGAGTGGCTGTCCATCCTGCTATATCTAATTCATGACACATAGATTCAAACCCTCTCATAACCGAACCTTCACTTTTCCATTCATCCCCTAAATTTTTATCAGGAACAATACAATCAATATAATCAACTACAACTAAATCTATTTTAGTACCTTCAGCTATCATTTTACGTATCTGGTTTTTTATCTGATTCATCGTTAATGTATCAGATGGTAACTTCTTTAGAATTAATCGATTAGATGCATTTTCTTTAATTTGTCTAACTTTTTCTAAAACTTCTTCTCTTTGTAATGACAAATTATCGGGTGCAATTTTTGTCCACATAGTGAAATGTTTTCTTTGTATAATCTTAGGATTATCTTCGAAAAATATCTGTAAAACATTATAACCTAAGTTAAATGCGTTATTAGCAATTTTACTAAGTACTGTGGTTTTACCCACACCTGTCGGAGCTAAAATGACTCCAATTTCACCTTTTGCTAAACCACCTTTTAGTAGATTATCTATACCTGTTATACCTATCGGAATTGGATGTCTAAAATCATCATCCAAAACCTCATCTAAATTAAAAAAAACATCCGCAGTTCCCGTATCAACTTCACCAACTTGTAAAGCTTCTCTTACCATTTCTTCTAAATGGTCATAAGATTCAAAATCACCTTTATCGATAATTTTTTGAGCTTTAGTCATTACCTTCTGTAATTCTTGTTGTTTACAGAACTTTAACGCCTTTTCTTGAACGTATTGGTATCCATCATCAGGTGCGTCTATTACTTGAGTAATCATATCTAAGACCATTTTTTGGGCCATAGGTGACGTAACTTCTGATTTTGTAATTTGTTCAAGTGTTGAGAACGAAGGAGCGTGTTCGTAATTGTGATAATACTCCTTGGTCATCTGCATGATTAACTTAAAATATTGATTGTCAAAGTACTTAGGTTCCAACACATCTACAATAGAACTTGCAAAATCCTTATGAAGGATAATATTGTTAAGTATTTGTAGTTGAAATGTATTACCGAGGTAACCAAAATTCTTTTCTTTTGACATATTTTTTTGAGTTTTAATCTGTGTTTGTAAATTATAAATATGGGTGAATTAGTGAATGCTCCATGTACTTGTAAGTTAAATTTTCACTTGAGAAAGTGTCAGTTAACTCTCGAAGTAACTTTTTTAGGTGTGGGCGTACATCCACAGTGTATCTAGTCTTAGGTGGGTATAATTTAGCGTCCCAAATTCTATGACAAATTGTCTCATCTCCTATCTTAAGATAGATGTTAAAATACTCATCACCTTCAGTATTTGATGTTTCTAAAATTTCAGGATTAACCATAATTTGACCCATATTTTCTGAAAGGTAGTTAGATGATTTGATTTTCAAATCTTCTTGGATTACTTCAGCGGCATTTCTAATTACCTCATAAAGTTCAACACTCCCTCTCGCCTTAGGATTATACCCACGAACATTAAAGTACCTCTGTACAACAAAGTTGTTGTTTAGAGTCATTAAGAACTCTAATTTGGTTGTTTCTGTTTTTTCTTTCATATTAAACGTTTTTTAGTTTTAAATCTTCTTTTTTCTTTTCTTGTTAATTTCATAAAAGGGGTTAAAAATTCAACCCACGCGTTGTCATGTTTTGGTAGATACTTAAAAATCCCATCTTTCATCATCATTCTCATTAAGTTTTTATAACCTCTACCATCAGGGTCTAAATTTTCCGTATGGTATTGTTTAATTATTTCTTTTGAGTCTTCAGTTAATAATGGTTGAGACAAATCTACGAGTTTTTTATTTATTATAAAAAATTCTTCACCATAAATTCCTCTTTTAGTTTTACCTGAGAGTAAATTTTGTAATGCTCGATTGTCTTTATCATTTTTATGTAGTTCCTCCGCACGTTTTAAAATATCATCAATAGTTACAACACTATCAACTATTTCGGGAAATAACTTAACAAATGTTTTTTCTCCCATATAACGGATACCGTCAATATTATCGGATTTATCTCCTGATATAATCTTAAATGTTGATATGTTTTGGTGAGGGATAGATATGTCCTTTAAAGGTACTAAATCTCCATTTTTAAGGGTTATTCTCTTCATTGGTTGGTACACCTCCACTTTGTCTGATATAAGTTGTGTAAGGTCTTTATCTGAAGAATATATAGTCTTATACTCGTTTTCAGATATTTGACAGTAATACGCAATTAAATCATCACTTTCAGTATTTTTAACAGAAACTTGTCTGATAAACATTTCTTCAAGATAAGCTCTAACTTGTTGTACTTGCCACTCAAACGATTCTTTTTTAGCTTCATTTAAAGTTTGCTTGCGATTACCCTTATAGTCTGGTGAAATAAGTTTTCTTTGGGAGGAGTTATTCTCCCCATCCCAAAACACAATTACCTTATCGTGATTGTGTTCATTAAGAAACTTTTTGATTGTATTGACAAAATGATAGATACCTCCAATATGTTTACCCTCATGATAGAAATCTCTAACTCCATGAAAACCTATTTTAAATAAATTATTTCCGTCAATTAATAATGTTTTAACCACTTTTTATGCGTTAAATTGTTACACTTCCTGTTTTTCTTCTTCTAACTTAAAGTCACCTTCCACTCCAATGACTTCTTTCCAATACTCAGATTGTTCACCTTTGTATTTTTCAATTGATTTTTTTTCTTCACTACTTTCCTTACCCGCTAAGAAACCGTGTGGGGTTACAATTATTTTCCCATCAGCATATCCCAATCCATTAATGTGATTTTTCATTACTGATATTTTTGTTCTTGAAGCGAACTTTACTTTTCTTTTGTTCTTAACCGCAGATATAGTTGTTGTACCCGCGTTTTTTTGATTACCAAATAAAAACACTAATGATGAGTTTAACCATATTGATTCCCCACCTTTAGCCTTAATTTTGGGTTGACCAAATGGTGAGTCAGGTAAAGCCACCCATGGTTGATTAACTATTAATAAAGTATTTTCATACTTAGAATCAGCTTTACGTGAACCCGATATCCTTTGGTTGATACCCATACCTATTTTATCCGCTAATGTGGATGCATTATGTTGTTTACCTCCTTTACCATCAAAAGTCATCTTACATGGTACCGAACCTACTGAATCCCATAAGAAAAGTAAATCATACTCTAATTCACCCTTACTTTGAGCATCCAATAATTCATTGATGTAGTCGGTTATTTGTTCGATATAATTAAAATTATTATTAAAAATAAAGAACCCGTCCCAATCTAATTCACCGGTTTCTTCATCCACAACTTCTTCACATTCAAACCCCATTAACTTAGCGTGTTCAAATGACCATTTTTGTTCGGTGATAATAAACACTGGTAAAATACCTTTTTTCTGTGCGTCAACCGCAGCCTTTACTAAAGCTGTTGTTTTACCTGTATCTGAATGACCTAAAAACATATTTAAATGACCAATTGCCGGTCCAGGTAATCCAACCGCGTCTAAGAAATCCTCACCCAAATCAAAAAACCTTTGCGGTTTATATTTTGCGGATGTAGAAAACTTCTTCTTTATACTACTAAAATCTTTTTTCTTTATTGCCATATTTTTTAATTTGATAAAGGTGGTAACGACATCACTGTCGTCACCACCATCATGTTAGTTGTTATTAAAATGGTAAGTCTGTATCTACACCCATTTTTGATTGTGGGTCAGTAGTCTCTTCGGTTTTAGTCGATTCGTTTGAACCACCTAATACCACTTCAGAAGAATCGTCACCATAAACATATTTCTTTAAGTCAGAACTCCAAACAGGTGTCTCACCTCTTGCAATTGCTTCTAAGTATTCCACAGGTTTCTGTGCGTAAACATCTTGCCATGTTAACTCATTATTCATCCACTCATCCATTTGAGTCTTATCTGAGTGTATTGGACATGGGTCGTCATACATAACTGTCTGTACAACAGTATATTCAATACCTTTAGGTGTTTTAGCCTTTGATAACTCGACCATTAAATCACGTCCTTCATTAGCATCGGTAACATCTCCCTTAGCTTTCCATATTGGAATGATTTTATCTAAGATACCTTCTTGTTTGTAGTTATCTTTAAACCTCCAAAATTTAGGTCCGTGGTCTTCATTATCTCTATCGATAAGTTTTACGATATAGAATTTACGTGGACGATATTGTCTCGCTAAATCCTTGTCAGATTCCTTACCTGTTGAGATTAGTTCTTCGTAGACCTCTGTAAGAGGTGAACGTTCTCCGTCATTCTTTCCTGGGTCATATAGTTTTGTCCATTTACCATCAATCTGTACTTCATGATACCACACTTCTTTAAAAGGTGATGACCCGTCAGGTGTTGGTAGGATACGTACTCTTTTTTGTCCCGAACTTGTACCTTTTGGTAAATAAGTCGTGAAATAACGTTTTAGTCTATCTTCTTGAGAGATAGATTGTTTTCCATTGTTTGATTTTGAAGTATTCTTCTCGTACTGAGCTAATACTGCGTCTAATGCATTTGCCATAATTTTTCTTTTTTCTCTGTTATTAATTATTTATCGTTTACTCAATTATAATATAACAAAGAAAGTCATTAAGTCAAATAAAAAAAGACCATCGAAATGGTCTTTTAGTGTTTTTATAAAAATTATATAAGGGGTGTTAATATTCGTTTTCTAATGGTGCATCAAATGAGTCTTTAATATCTCTATCAGTATAATTTTCAACCTCATCAGATGTTAAAACATACTCATTTTTACCCGTTTTTTCCATATCAGGACCTTTGTCCATAAAGAAATCAGTTAACTTTTGATTATATGGATAACTGTCTAAACTTCTTAATTGTAATTTTTCTTCAGGAGATTTTTGACGATACTTATCCACTTTATCTTCTAAACTATTAATTTTAACTAATATTTTATCCATATCAGATAATTTAGAAGTTAGGTCATTTAACCTATCCATCATACTATCCATATATTCTTCTTGTTTGGTAGACATATCTTTTTGAGTTGTCACTAAATCAGTAATGTCTAATTCTTCAGTACCGCTTTCTTCACCACTTAATTCAGATGTAGGTTCACCCACAACTTCTACTTCAGGGTCAGACTCAACATCGACAGGTTGTACATCGTCAATATCAAGTTCGGAACCTTCTAAGTCAACATCTCCACCTTCAATTGGTTCAGGTAAATCAGTTTCTTGCTCTCTAATATATTTGTTAATATTATTATATTTACTTATCTCTTCTAATATTTTCTTATCTACAGACATTTTGTATTTTTTTTTAACCGTTCAAAAGTGTTTTTACCCCGTGAGGTGTTTCAACTCTTAAAGTCCTATTTAGTTTCATAGAATTATCAACTCTTTCTATAAGGCCATCTCTCATTCTTACGGTATAACAATCTCCAGTATCTAAATCACAAACTTCTTTGTAACCATTACCCGTATTTTTTTCAGTTATTCTAGTGTCTTTTGACAAAAACTGGTCTAATAATGCTTTAGTATCCATAATCTTTTATTTATAAATATACGATAAATGCTCTTTTTCTTAAATTAGTTTCTATTCCAAACATTTATTTTAGTTTTAAAAACCGACTCAGCGGTATCAAAAAGTTGTTTTGATTCAGTATTTGTGTTTAAATCATGATTAACTGACGCAATAATTGAATCGTCAATATTACTACCAGCAGTTAATTCTTTATCCATAGTAGTAAATCTAAAGGTATAATACCATAAGTATGCAAATGTTTTAGATAAATTACCATTTATTGTTGTATTAACTAAAAACGCCTCAATTATTTGTTCATACTGTGAACACACCTGATTCATAAACATGATTGAGTCTCCTGGCGATTTAAATGAAAGATATGGTACGGCATAGTCACTATCATTAACACAAACCTGTTCTTCAAAATTAATTGTCCATCTAGCGTTTTCTTTAAGGTTTTTCAAGTTGAAGTGGTTATTATTTATACTCTCAACATTAGTCCCTTTACCATTTTCAACATAACCAACTCCAAAAATAAATTGTTTTACCTTTTTATTAAGATTACTACTCCCATCAATTAAAGTTTTAAATTTAGTCTGAGTAATACTTTTTCGTGTTATATCAACATAAGGTTTGTTAATTTTTGCCACTGCAACACATTTTAGATTATTTGCTATTTGAGTTTTTGCACTACTCTTAGTCGAACTATTTTTTATGTTTGTCGACCTATTAATTGTATCCGCGGTGGAACCCGCAAGTGTAGGTATTCTCCTAACTTCCGATAAATAATTTTGTACAATTTCTCGATTAACACTAGAGATTAATCCATTAGGCATTTTTAGTGAGTATTTTGACATACGTACACCCTCAAAACTCGTTTGGAAATCTCTAGTAGTAATATCATGAGTGACACTTGTTATTAAATAAGGACCATAAAACATCGGAACATACCTTAAATTAAAATACATTGTAGGTTGAATCATAACATTACCCATAGAAGTAACACTACAATTATAACTAGCCGCCTTATAAAAATTATATAAACTTACCGACTGTTGAGCAACTTTTTGTCCGTCAGCCTGAGCACCCATATCTGCAAGTACTTGAAACGTTGGTGCAATATTTTTTCTTTGCGACATATCAATATTAATTGATTTAAATATACTTTGATTTTGTATTCCAAAGTCCACATTAAACGCAACAACTTTATTTCTATCTGAGAAATTAGTGATACCATCCTCTGACGCTCTAACTCCACTTTGTGACGGTATTGATAAATCGAAAGAATCGTCTCCGTATAAGTAATTGTCATTTTCAGCTGACGTATTTAATTTTTCAGCTGGTTTACCAACATATATCGCCAATAATTTAGGTTCAGACGTATGTGTGTCCACTTCTAAAAATGTTCCAAAAGTATTATTGGCCACATCACTAAATGCGGGATTAGGCATACCTTCTTTTACCCTTTCATTTCTACCATAAAAATTAGCGTAAGACGGTGTAGGCATAAATATAAAATTATTTTTTTCTAAAATACTCCCTATTAAGTCCAATACACTTGTTTGAGCTAAATTACTTTTTAAAAACCCCCTTAATTGATTAATGTCAATAATAACCTTATTACCAATAGGTCTATTTGCCTTATCCAAAAATAAGAATTGTTCAAACAACGTTTTGTTTTTAACATCTTGTCCCGATATCCATCTATCATTAAAATTTTTAAATGTTTCCCATAGTTCAGTTTTTAATGCCCCTTCCTTATCATCTAATTTGGAAATTCTTGATTGAGTATTATTTACCTTAACTGACGGTAACGTTTTATTTAAATTAGTAAAAATTTGGTTTAACATATCATTTTGAAATGTTACCTGACCAGACATAAAGTCATCAAATGTTTGTTGAAAATCACTTTTATTTAAATTATTGTCATTCATTTTTTGTGTCGCAAAAACTTTAATAATTTGTGACAAATCTCTAACATTTTCTTTAGTAAACTCAATATCCATAATAGGGAAAAAGTCAGTAATAAATGAACCATTATCACTATACATTAAGTCAAAGTCTTCATACATACCAACACGTAAATATAATTCATCCCATACTTCAGGGAATGTTCCTTGGCTCGCAACCAATGTAGTTGAGTTTGTTGCAGTTGGAACAGTATTCTCTCTATAATAACTAAAATCAATCGGGTCTATGGGAACAATATTCTCAATAGATGAAAATGAATCAAACACTCTTCTATTAAACCTCCCTGGATTACCTATTTTTAATATAATATCCCTTTCCTGTATTTGAGTTTTATTTAAATTAACAAATTGTTCCATTTGATTATCTGAAATACTCTTAACATCATTTATTGAATTATCCGTTAATTCAGGTTTATCAATAATGAGTAAACTTTTCATTACTTTTTCAATATTATAATTGTACTCAATATTAAAATCTCCTAAGTACTCATCATCGTTAGGTGTAGATGGGTTAAATACTATGTCTTCATAGTCCTTATCTTTTTTACAAAAGTTTAAAAAGTGTTTTTCAAATTCATCTAACATCTCTTTAGAGAAAATTGCAAAAATTTCCTCAATAGATTTATATGGGTCATCATTATCTTTATTAATAATATTAAACGCATTTTGCTGAGTATCCCCCGTATCAATAACTTTAATATATTGATTTGTCTTGGGCTTTCTTATCCATTCATTATTATAATACCCGTAATTAGATGAGGCCCACAATGACCTAACATTACCATTTTGAATCGATTTATTATTAATATCAATATTTTGAGTTAAGTGACCTTGCGAGTTTAGACATTCTCTTTGGGCTTGTGTAAATTTTAAATAACCTGAAGATGGTATTATTAACATCTTTGGTGAAGTAGTATTTTCACCTGAGACCGTAAAATTAAAATCAAAACTAACGTTACCTTCAATATCAAAGTATTGGTAGTAACTATCATAACTTAAAGTATTAAGTACATTATCTTGGTCATATCCCGCAGGTAAAAAATTACTTTGTGATTTACCTAATTTAAATTTACCATTATTAAATAAGTCATTTATTTCAGTGTTTGTATACCCCGTTAAAGGTGATTTACCTGTAAAGAATTTGTAAGTATCATTTACCACTTTAGGATAAAATCCATTTTTAGTAAGTTGTTTGTTAAAGTTAACAAGTGTACCAGGAAGTGTTGGATTTATTATGTTGGGTACAAGTACAGGAACTATTTCAGTTTTTTGAGGTACATAAGTGGTACTTCCTCCTGTATAGTTTTGGACATCATAAACTTTATTTATATCGTTAGTAATTGGGTCATACGCATTAACATAATCAAAATCCTTCCATATCCCATCAAGAATATCTCCATTACCTACTTTATCTTCTTTATATCTATGCCATATTGAACCATATTTTAATAACCAAAGGTAAGGTATTTTATGAATAGCCGCAAACTTACTTAAACCCGCATAAATGTTATCACCCCATTTTACTGTATCAACACCCGCATCACTAGTATTTTTTGTTAAATATTTCTCACTTAATGTAGGTAGTGGTATCGAATTTAAATAGATATACCCTAAACCAACATACGGATTAACCTCTTGATTAGTTTCTCCCGACACCCCCTTTAATATTGCATTAGTAAAATACGGGGTATTCAATAAAGACGTTGTCTGTATTGATGTTAAATTATTTGTTGCAGTATTGTAATCCGTACCATAATCTATTGGACTTTCCGTTAAGTAAAAATCTTTATTTTCTCTGTTTAAGTAGTAATCCTTAACTTGAGCATTTGTCTGATATTGGGTACTATCACTATTATTACTAGTGTTTTGATTTGGATTTGATGGGTAGTTCTTATCGTATTGATAATAAGTGATAAAATTATTTTTATATCTTACATCATCAGACGATTGGTCGTCAAATGTGGCAATAGTCTTTTTAAGTATATTAAAATTCATAACATCAGTAGTACTGTTAGCCCTATCAATGTTTGATATATCTTTACCGTTAGAAATATTTTCTTTTAACCATTTAAGGTTATTAAATGGATATACATCCATTAACGTAGTTGCGTTTGATGACGTTCCCGTAATATAAGTTTCTAAATCTTTTACTGACTCTGTTGACGATATAACCTCAACTGAATTTGTATTCATACTTTCTTGACTATAGATACCAAAATCATGTTCAACATATCCTTTTATATAATTTTGAGTATATATGTCTCTCACCTTTCTAGCAAAATAACTACCCTCACCATTATTAGAAATAGATAAAAGATATTGGTTAAAGGTCGAAGCATTAAATTTGAATTCCTTTAATATTTTCATTAATTCAGGAATATTATCCACACCTTCTTTAATGTTTGAAGATTCAAAATCGGCCAATACATTATATAATGTCTTTCTAAAGTTATTATTTCTAACAACTTTACTATAGTTAGCCCCAAAATATGTTCTTTCAAATATCTCATAAAAAAATGAAACATACTCTTCATTGGTGTATGGTACCACATTAAGTGGAAATTCTACTGAATTTATTCCAATATATTTAGAGACTTGAGTTTCATTACCATAATTAATATTAATATTAGGTTTGTCTTTTTCTAAAGAAGCAGTGATATACTCCTCAGTAAATTGTATTTCAGGCCAAACATTATGATTCCACCCCTGTAGTGAGGTAACCACTGCAGGGTCACCTGGATAAGTTAAAGTATATTTGGTATCCTTGTTTTCATCCGTCTCTTCAATAAAGTATTGCGGCCACGGATAAACTATTTGACTATTTTGTAAAGTAGGTGCTTTACCATCAACTTTAACAGTCTTTAACGACGCTTTGGAGGCGTCAACACCAAAAGATTTTTCAGATGGCATAATTGCAGTTAACCTCACCGGATTATCTCTAACGTCCCACGCCCTTCTATGAGTCTCATCCATTAATCTATAAAACGCCTCAGCGTTTGCACATATTACCGCTAAGACATTATTCATTGTTGGACTAAACCCTAACCCCACATCTGAACTTATAATTTTTTTAGCTAACGCCTCAGATAGTTTTATTTCAATTTCTTCCTTAAGTCTTTTATATGACGTTTCAATTTTTGCTAGTTTAGCCAAAAAACTACCATTTTGAAAGTTAGCACTTTTAAAAACATTTCCAAAGGCGATAAGTACTGAAGGGTTGTCAGTTTCCTGTAATTCTCCATCCTTCCCAACTTTATAACTTTTGTTCGAAACTTTAAACGCTGCCTTAATTTCTCCTTCAAACTTTTGTAATTGTTCATCTGTTGGGTCGCTACCACCATTACGTTTAATGTATGTTGCCCTATAGTCTATAACCTCTGGGTCCGTAATATCTTCCGTCAAGTCACTAGCTTTAATGTTAACCGCAATTTTCGAAGGATTTGATTTACCTTCTATTTCATAAGTACCGGGAAGAAAAAAGGTTGGGTTATCTTGTAGTGATTTATTACCCTCATCGATAGCGATTTTTAATTTTGAAATTGCAGTTCTACGTCCTTGTTCATCAAGGTCCGGATTTAATCCATATAACGTGGTTGCTTTAGTATCTTTTAAAACATAGATTTGACGTGCATCAACAAACTGATTAAACCAGTTATCTCCAACATCAGGATATATACTTCTTCTATACTTTGTAATGGCTCTTTCATAATTAACAACATTATTTAAAACTGACATATCTTCTTTAGAATATGCCTCCATAACATAACGATTAAAATACTCTAACCTCATTCTCATTTGATTCAGAGTAATCTCAGGGAAATCTTCAGCTACTAAACCTTTAGCTTTATATAAAGAATAAACTTCTTTTATTTTTTCCATCCCTTTAGTTGTGTCAATCTTATCAATTGCAACTGTTCCTCCGGCAGGTACCCCCTTTACATTTTCAAGTTCATAACTTTTTGGGTACATATGTGGTGTAGTATATAGGTAATCTAATAAAGTATCTTTTAGGAAAGCGTGTGACCTCGCAACATATGAGGTCGTAATTTTATAACTACCGTCTGAGGGTTCAAATCTAGCATTAAAATCTTTTAACATTAACTCCAACTTAATTGCCTTACCATAATGACCTTTTACAGTTAAAATAAAAATTGGATACGGTAAATTCATGAATATCGAATATGGTGATTTATCACCTCTTTCAAATAAAACTCTCCCCTGTACATCAGTCATTTCAATAGTAACTGTAGGGACGAACGCAGGATTCATTTTTATATTGATTCTTGTAATACCTAACAATTGTGTATCAACACCTCTTCCCGAACTAAATATATCATTTTCCCCCATATTATTTTGTCCAGGTAGGAATTGGTCAGTCCATGTAGAATCAAAATATTTTGGGTCTTCAGAGTCTTTACCCCCTAAGTTAACGTTGGGTTCTTTTTGATTTTGTGGATTACCTTCCATAAAGTTAACCTTTAATTGAGCCACTCCCACATTTTTAACACTATCCGAGTAATTAGACCCAATAGCTAATTTCGTTCTTGGTATTACTCTGGCCTCTAAATTTGCGTAGGTTATTAAATTTTCTTGCTTGACATTGCGTTCTTGAACCGTACCGTCAGAGTTTACGACTTTGTTGGGGTCAATGAGTACAACATTATCATATTCGGTTTCAACATAAACCTTATCGTTACCGAAAAATTTATTATCTGCCATAATAGAAGAAGTGATTTTCTACCGCTGCTTTATAATCTTGTAATGAATTAGTTAAAGGAAACGGTATAAAAAGTAGTGCGTTATCAGGTATATTAGACTCTAAACCACCATACTGTGGATTTGCGGCCAATATTAACCAACCAAAATATGGTGAGTCATAAAACTCATAACTTAGTTTATCTAACCTACTACGACCAGTCCTAAAGATATATCTTTTATCTGACGGTTTTGAAGGTATCCTAACGAACGGAACTACTGATTGCTGCCCGTTAACTAAAAAGTCGGTATATCTGTTCCAATATCTCATAATTAATTAAATGTTACTTTTCCGTTGTATGATTCTGCAGTGCCTTTATTTAATCCAGAATACAGTTCGTTAAAGTACCCATCTCTAACTGAATTTATGTTCTCTTTAGGTACGTTTATATAATAAAATATCCTTTCTTTTTCTTTAGTAAATGGTGAATAGTCGTTAAACTTCCTAACTGAACTACGTTTACTAAATCTATCTAACTCTCTTTCAGTTTTTCTTTGTACTTTTTCATAGTCTTTTTGTAAGTCATCAACAAGATTATTAACATATCTATCCCATTTATTAATATCACTTAACCTATCATTTAATAGTTTTAATATAACACTATCTTTATCGTTTAATATTTTTTGATACATTGCATTCATAAAACGAGAATAATATTGACCTTCATCTTGGTATTCAATCGAAAATGAGTAATCAGGTTTAAATGATTTTTCTACTAACTTTTTATTATCGTCAAATATTTGGTCATAAAACTCTTGTAGGTCAGTACTTAAAGTCACCATATCATTTTCCATTTCTTCGTATGTGTTATTTGCGTTTTTAGAAGTTTTGTCAACATTATCAGTGGCCTCCAATTCTTGTTGTACATTTCTCGCCTTATCCGCAAACCCATCTGTATTAGTCATTACAAAACTTATTTTATCTATGGTTTCGATTAGACTTAATTGATTATTTACAACTTTTGGTATAACACTCATATAATCCGATATGTAATTTGGTTTAACTTCATTAATCAAAGTGATTATATTAAACTTATATAAATCTATATCAGCATTTGTAAAATTCTTATTATGTATCTTTTTAAGTAATGGTGAATTATCATTATTTACATCATCAATTATTTCATCAAAAAGATTATTTATTTTATTTTGTAACTCATCCTCTTTTGGTTTACCGAATAGTTTAGTATCTGTAGTAGTACCTGTAAATCCATCGGTATAGTAACCTAACGTTTTACCGTCAGTATAATTTCTTTCGTCCGTAAAGTAAGCCAAACCATCTATTGAGTAAGTATTTGCTACTTGAGTGAGTGAGTCGGTAATTGAGTTTGCGTAATTTTTAACATCCTCAACCGCAGTCGCCATTATTGTTTTAAAAGAAGTTTGACCACTAGTCGTGCTCGTAGTAGTTGTAGGATAAGTGGTTAATTCATCAGTTTTAATTGTACCAATTGTCACACCCTTAGTTGGTATGTCTTCATTAGTTGGTCTATTATCTGAACCAAAAGTCACATTACTTTCTATCGATTCCCATATCTCTTGATTTAACTCGTCCCTTTGTTCTGTAACTACAGACCTATCATCATAAACCTCTGTATTGGCATAATAATTAAATGAAAGTGCGTTTTGTAATCTATTTACGGGTTCTTTCAATCCTTGACCACCTATAAAGAAAAATGACATATTAATATCCGCTAACATTGGTTGTACACCTATTCCCTCAGGATTTAAATCAAAAGTTAATGGCTCATAACTAATAGATATTTGATTAATAGCAATTTTAGTATGATAGAAATCACCAATTCTTAATATACATATTGGTGGAGCCCCAAATGATGTGTTCTTTGCATTAAACTCAGTTGGTCTACCATCATCACCTATTACTGGTATAGTGTCACCAGGTCTAATACATTGTTGTAGAAAAGTTAGTCTTGAATTTAAACCTTCAGGTGTTATAGAGTGAAATGCTGGTTGGAAGTACTTTATTTTTTCCTTTATACCACTATAAACCATCGGTGAACTTTCCTTTACTAAATTAAAGTAATCGCACTCAGTCAATAATTTTCTAACTATTATCTTTGCAACTTCCTGTTTTTGTTTTTCAGTTTTTGTTGGTTGTTTCATAACTGGTTTCTCAGGTGTTGCAGTCTGTGTTTCAGTATCAACTACAGGTGGGGTACTTTCTTCATCAGTTACCTGAACCTCCTCTTTAGATGGTGTTTCAACAACACTGTTAAAGAATACCCTTCTACAACCCATCGCCTGTGGTGAATACACCTTATCGGACGAAGGTAATTCTTGCGTACAGTCAACACCACCAATAGTTATCTGTTCTCCTGACGCAACTTCTTTAATTATAAATTTACCGTCATCTTTCCATTGTTGTAAGGTTTTTTGACTATTTGAAGGTTTTAATGGTAACATATATTGTATAACACTATCGATTCTTCTCTTTGATAATGATTTATTATAATCAACATTATTAGGTGACGATGCCGAACCTTGTAATAAAACTTCAACTGTAGAACCAGCATTTAACGCCTCTCCCACTCCTTCAATAAATAATAAAGTACTATGTAACGGGCCCTTTTCAGGTCCTGTTAAAATATTTTTTTCATAAAATTCCTTAACCCCCACTTTATTTTCTGCGGTGGCTTCATTATTGTAATCAGTCTGTCTAGCAATATAATTAGTTAATGTCGTTTGGTAAGATTCATCAGAGGTTGTAGATTGAACGTTTGTCGGACCCGGTACATCGTTATCAAAATAATAAGAGAAACTGTAAGTCTCCTCCGTCACTTTATCAACATACTCCTCAACTGCGGGGTCCTCATCTCCAGGTACTTCAGCGTTTATAAAATCAAATTGTTCCTTAACATCTTCAGGTACAGGTGAGTTAACAATTATTTCGTAGATATCACTATAAGTAAATTGGGGATATCTTAAGGCTAATTCATATATGTCGTATTTTCTACAACCAGCAAAAAATGAATCCACAATACCTGTAACTTTATTGTTATTACTCTGATTTGCCAATTCTTTATCTACTATGGCATTTAGTATTGATGGGTGGTCAACCACAATCTTCCAACTTAAATTACCATTTCTTGTTGTATTATTATATGTGTAAATCGGTTCAGGTCGACCTAAAAATTCATTTGAATTCCAATTCGCTGAGTTTGTTTCACTTACTTTCATATCATACGGTGGAAACCACATTATTCTACCACCATTAGGTCCTCTCTCACAATGTGGTAGGTCTTGATAGGTGAACCCCTTTTTTCTTGAGGTTCTCCACGCTAAATTTTCTAAAGAGAACATGTATTTTTTAACCCCTTCACCTTTAGGACTAAAATCATTACCTGTTATGTTTGTACTTTCATTACCCCTCATTGGTGCAATGTTTAAATTATATGTACTATCTAACACTGAGTAAGTAAATCGTCTATTTGCTGTTGTAATTCCCTCAGTTTTTTGTAAATCACCCATAGAATAATATGGGGTATCCTTAGTGAATACACGACAATACTCCTGTCCAACGATATCACCATCAACATCTTTATAGGCAATTACTCTCGAACCTTTTGTTAGTTCTCTCGTACCATCATGAAACACTTTTGATACTTGGTCAATGGCATTACCAACATGTTGTAGTTTCCTAACACCCACCACTTCATCGGCTGCGTTAATTAATTTTTGAGTATTATCTAATATCGAACCTTTAGTGTATTGGTAGTTTCCTGAACCATCTACAGATTGTGTAGCTGTAAAAGTATTTTGAACCCCTTGTTCATTCCAATCCGTGTCAATAGTACCAAAAAATTCAGCACCTTTACCAACTTTTTGTCCCGCCCTATCTTTATATTTTGGTGAAACCCAAGTAAACCCACCTTGTAATCCTCCATCATCGTATGTTGAGGTTTGATTTAAACCAAATTTATATTGATTATCTTTCTCTTCGTTTTCATAAATTTTAGCAACCTCGTCATAACCATATACGGGTGTTTGAGTTTTATTACCATCTCTATCTAACGGTAATGACTCTGCAGGTGCAACAACATCTCTCATTTCTTGTTGTGAACTACCTACATAATAATTTTGTTTAGGTACCTTTGTAAATAAATCAGTTAAGAAATTTTTGTTGTAATCAGGTATGTAACGGTTTAATCTAAGTCCATGAAAAAGTCTTGAACGTTGTCCACCACCCGTGTTATCCAAGAATATTTGCATCCCCGTCTTTTCGGTTGGTAACTTTAAAACACCTCTTTTATCAAATAATCCCGTTATTTTATTGGCTATTTGATTTAAATACATTTGTTTTGGTTCGGAACTAAAGTAATCGCCAGGTATCCATGAGTATGGTGAATACACACCACTAACTCTACTAATAAAATCTAAACCTTTACCAATTAAACTCTTAGGTACTGAGATTTTCCAATCTCTCTCAATAATAGATTTATTACCTGTGACGATACCGAGTAAATCAAATGGGTCCGTTAACGCATCTATTGCATTTACTCTACCTATAGTTTGTTGATATGTTTCTTCGGCTATTCTATATTGAAACTCTGTCTTAAGTGATTCCGCAGCTATTCTCGCCAAATCAGAATCTTGAGATAATGAACCATTATCCCCTTGCGGGTTTTGACTTGTTAATAATATAAATGGATTGTATGATGAAGCAATAAAAGTATTATATGGACTTTTACCGACTAAGGCAGGTATTCCCTGACTCATATCTAAATTTAAAGTATTACTAAAACTTGTTACAGAATTTATAAAGGTAATATCGTCAATAGATTTTGGTTCACCAAAACCACCTTCAGGCCCATATTGGTTTTTAACATATGCGTAGTTTCCTTCATCAGAACCAATCACTTCTACCTCTTGAGAGTCGATAACACCAATATCATTTATAATAACTTCGCTTTGACCTGGTTGTGACGCAGGAGTAAAACCATCACTATTATATGGTTGTAGATTTTTTACTAATAATTTTTTTCTAAAATTTTCAGTAGAATCAAATGATAATGGACTTAATGACATCTATATATTCTTTTTAGATAAATAGATGGTAACATAATTTTGTGTAAACTAAAAGAATAGATTTATACAAAGATACCCCTATTAATATTATGAGGGTACACCTCCACCGGTCACAGAACCACCATACGTTCCATTTGTATTAAATATCTGAGAACTGATTGCCGCCATCGCATTTGGATTATTAATTAAATAACTAGCAAACTCTTCCTTAGTCATTACCGAATTAGTTGGCATATTATCAACGGTTAAATTAACTTGACCATTAACATTAAGATTAGAGTTGGTTGCAATGGAGCTTGTTGTTGGTTCATTAATGTTAAGGCTTGAGGTATTTAAATTGTTCACAGATAAATTATCTCGTTGAGTTGGTGTGGTACCTTCCCCACCTTCATTATTTTCATTTGTATTACCCTCACCTGTAACAGGTTGAATCTCTGTATTATTTGAACGGTCAGTAGGCTTTGCTGTCGATGACGGAAAAAGGTCTTCAAGTTTTTTCATAACATCCCCTTCAAAATCAAATTTCCCAAATTCTATAGCTGCCATATCAAATGCCTTTTGAATAAACCCATACGCGGCGTCCGCAAATTCATCGGCCTGTTCTTCACTCACTTTTAATTGACTTAATCCCAAAGAAAACGCTTCGACAACTTTATCAGGTATTTGAAAAAATTCTTGTGCCTTTCTTCCTTTACCTCTTTCACCTTCTTCGTTCTCACCTTTAAGAGAGTCAATTACATTGGTACTAGACGTTACTAAACCTTCCGCTATATTTGTAAAACCGTCACCTTGTGCTAATTGTAGTCTAGTCATATTTGTTAGAACTGATTGGGCTGCAGCAATTTCATTAAGATAACCCATCGATTTTTTAGCGACATCTAGTTCATTCATCGCATCTTTAGCTACAACTTTTTCTAATGCGGTGTAATCATTGGCCGTCATATCATTGAAACCTTGACCAATTTGTCTAAGTGTTCCGTCAGGCATAGTAATATCAATATTACCGTCTTTATTAATCTTACCAAGATTAGAAATTAATTCTTTTTGCTCATCACTTATACCACTAAGATTACCTAATATATCTAATTTCTTATTCTTTTGAGCCGCCTTCATAGCTAATTCGGTCATCTCTTGGTAACCCATCCCCGCTAAATCAGCCGCCTCTCTAAGTCGATACATCTCAGTGACAGGAATATCAAATTCACCCGTTTCTTCGTTAAAACTCACTGATGCTGCGGCCATACCAACAACACTATCTTGTAGACCTTCCATATCCGTTTGAGCCATGTGAAGTAACTGGAATGGGTCCCCTAGTTTACCAATGGCACCACCTAACATTTGGAAACCTGCCGCGGTTTCAATCGCAGCTTCAGGGGACATTAATTTATCGGCTAAATTAACAGTTGTACTCATATCAATTCTTAAAGCTTGAGCTTGTGCAACCATATTAGAAAGACCTTTCACACCATCTTTAAAATTATATGATGTCATTAACTTTAAATTTTTGTTAACACCACCCATAAATTCTGAAACATTTAAACCATATGACCTCGCTTGTTTTGTCATATCCTCCATCGTTTCCAATGTTTTGTCGGTAGTATAACCTAATGTATCAAATGAAGTCGCCATAGTGGCTAATTCCGCGGCGGACATATTAG